TCAATGAACAGATATAATACTTAGTTATTAAATGGAGTTCAAGCTATGTTGTCGGCACTGCCGACTTCTGATTGGAGATTGGTTATGATAAGTGCCGATCCAAACAAATCAATTCTAAGCAATGAATTTCCACTAGTTCCCGGTGATACTATAGTCGACGCAGAAAATATGTTAAATACGCTTATCTCTGCACCTTACGAAGAAGGCTTTAATTCTGTTTATGATTATATGACCCTTAATCCTTATTCTTCAACCTGGATGCGACCAGAAGCAGGCTTACTGGTTGTATTTGTTTCCGATGAAGAAGAACAGAGTCATGTTGAATATCCTAATCCGTCAGATTTCTTGAGTTGGTACCAGACCCAAAGAATGGGTTCAGTATTTATGGCCAGCGTAGTTAATCAAGATGCAACCACATCACTCTGTGAACATTCACCGAGCCCCATTGATGTTGGGGATAGATATATGGAAGCCACTAGTGTTCTTGGTGGAACAATCGTTGATATCTGCGACGAAGACTGGGCCCCAGGTGTAACTGATGCAACTCACTCAGTTGATCCATACGAATCCTTGATGTTAACTCATACTCCAGATCCATTAACAGCGATAAGAGTATTCATAAATGGCACCCTCAATCATGATTGGTATTTCAATTCTTCAGACAATACTATTTATTTCACTGTAATACCAAGCGCCGGCGATTTAGTAGAGATTGGATACCTCTATTATGAATCTGCTGACACTGGAGATACTGGACAGTAAAGAGAAAGAGGGCGGAACAATGGGCGTATGGGCGGCGCTAGTATTTGGTATATGTGTTGGTACGATACTGGCTTTTTATATATTGTTTTTAGATTTTACAAAAAAACAAAATAATGAAACACAAAATATCAATAATGAGATACAATGTATGATAGATAATATGAGTCCACGCGAACTCTATATCCACAAGGTATCTCAAAATAATTTAGTTTGGGACGAAAAAACAAATACTTATATTAAAAAAATGGAGTAAAAATGACTGAAAAAACCACTAAAACGTGGCATAAAGTTAAGGTTTTTAATACTTATGAAGAAGCCGAAGAACTAAGAAGTAAATTAAAGACTGAACTTGGAAATGAAGATTTAGAAATTAAAATTAGAAGATGCGGCCCGGGCCAAACACAGTTTAAAGTTAAAACATATCGCCCACCAACAAAAACTAAAAAATAAGGAAATATTATGGCTGATGATAGACCTACCGTTATGGTATCCGGAGGCTTTGATCCGGTCCACGCCGGTCACATAAGAATGATTAGGGATGCTGCTCAGTACGGTTCCGTAATAGTAATAGCTAATTCTGACGACTGGTTATGGCAGAAAAAGGGCTTTGTATTTATGGAATATGAGCGCCGTATAGAAATATTAAATGCAATAAAGGGAGTGATATTAGTTGATTCCGTTGATGATTCCGATGGAACTGTATGCGAAGCAATTCGTCGTCTTAAACCGACATACTTTGCTAACGGCGGCGATCGTGGGAAAGCTAATACACCAGAACAAACTGTTTGCGAAGAACTGGGTGTAAAACTTTTATGGGGCATTGGCGGAGAAGAAAAACTACAAAGTTCTTCCGATTTGGCTAAGAAAGCACGCGATTTTGAGTTACCACCCAATAGAACAAATTCAAAGGTTTCAGAAAGATAATACTTGACAAACTTGTTCAATCTAGTTAAAATAGATGGATATGATGGCACTAAAATTAGACGCGTCGTACAGACCAATTGAAGTAATAGATGCATTAGAAGCATTAGTTATGTGTATTATAGGTAAAGCGACACCGGTTGAGACGTATAATACAAAAATAAATTCTCCATCAAAGTCTTTTGAATTGCCGGCAGTTATAGTATTAAAAACTGTAGTTAAGTTTCGATTTACTACGATTGCTTGCAATAGACAAAATATTGTTTGGCGCGATAACAATCAATGTCAATATTGTGCCAACTATTACCCTTTAGATAAATTAACAATGGATCACGTATTGCCAAAATCACGTGGTGGGAAAAATACTTGGAACAACTTGGTAGCTGCCTGTAAAAGGTGTAATCAGAAAAAGGGCTCTCGAACAACAATTGAGTCTGGGATGATACCATTAAGGAAGCCTTATAGGCCAAAAGCTAATATCCTTAGAACAATAAGCAAAAATCAAATTAGTGAATTGTGGCAAAATTATTTATGGTAACTCACATTATGAAAAAAAATATAATATGTTATATGTCTGAAATCGGACACAAAAATTTTTATTATCCAACAAAAACTAAAGTTATTCTAAAAGAAAATGCCGCAATTGAGCAACTCCCTTGGATCTCAAGTTCAAAAAAATTACAAGCTGTAAAAGTAAAAAACAAATTCATTCTTTACACAGCAAACATAGAAAAAAATATAGAAAATAGCGAAAACTTTTCAGTAATCTGGATAGAAAAAACAATTTTGCCTCTTAGCTCAGCTGGTTAGAGCATTGGACTGTTAATCCATGTGTCCTCGGTTCGAGTCCGAGAGAGGCAGCCATTAAACCAACATAGGAGAATAACATGTCTGTTATAAAAAGACTACAATCATTAGACCTACAGGATGACACACTCGTCAACCTTACATACGAAGAGGGTGCCGATGTATTTCATTTTAATGAAACCGAGATCGAAACAGCAATCTCAGAAACATCAGTTATTAGTGAATTTGCCACACTAGTCGCAAATTCGCGTTTAAATGCTAGCCATCGATGGTGTGGTAATATTCTGCAGCACTTGCGAGATAACGATTATTTGGAAAGCTATGAAAGAGGCAGTTATGGCTTCGAAGATTATCTTGCCGAAACAATCACAGAAAATTTTTATGATGTTGATTTGGTAGAATATACTACTGAAAAGTATGATCATAAACGAGGGTTTACAACATTAACCGCCGAGGTCCAAGTTCCATTTAGTAGTTTAGTACAGGAAGCTCCTTTTCTTAGCGGTTGGAAGGTTTCTGTTGAAACAGAAAACGGCACTCTTACTTTTGACGCTTAGCGCTGTCCTGCTCGCTTTATAAGCGGGACGCGGTCGCCGGTGGTCACGCAGGCGAAGGCTGGCGACTTGCCTAGTCATATGCAGAAAAGTCGCACATTGGGGTGTAGTTCAATTGGCAGAACGCCTGGCTGTTAACCAGGAGGTTATTGGTTCAAATCCAGTCGCCCCAGCCATTTTAACATATAAGACCTACGTACTATATGGACGCAGGAGAAATGGTGTTGCATTTATTACTTTGTGTATTGTGCAGCGCATTAGTATACTTGTGGTTTTTGAGTTCTTGTATAATGCCGGCTGGTATGTCTATAATAGAACTTGACAAAATATCAGAAACAGAATATACTATAAAAGAAGAATCGCCGAGATAGCTCAGTTGGTAGAGCTTCTGATTTGTAATCAGATGGTCGCAGGTTCAAATCCTGTTCTCGGCTCCATTTTATTGATTTTGAATTCTAAAACATACTATATAAGGTATACTAGAGAAATCTATGGCTAAAAAAAATTATGTACTCGATACGAGCGTTTGCTTAACTGACGCCGACGCACTCTTTAAATTTGATAATCACGATATTTATCTACCTTTAAAAGTTCTTGAGGAAATCGATGGTCACAAAAAGAGGCAAGACTCTGTAGGCTCTAATGCACGGAAGATTATTCGTACACTTGATGAATTCCGTTCCAGAGGCTCTTTAGAAAAGGGGATAAGGATTGAAAAAGGAAAAGGGATCCTTAAGATAGTATCATTCACAGAACTAAACCAGGTTATATTCCCAGCAGACTTAGATCTTAGGCATCCTGATCACGTTATTATAGCCACAGCTAAAACTATTCAAGCAAATAAAGAAAATCGTAAAACAATTCTTGTTTCACGAGATATTAATATGCGTGTTATATGCGACTCAATTGGGATCCCAGCAGAAGATTACACATCAGAAAAAGCAGTTACCTCCTCTGAAGAGTTATATAACGGATTTGTTGTAATTAATTTTGACGATGAAGTCATAGATCGATTTTATGCCGGCGACGAGATAATGCCACATAATTTTACAGAAGAAATGGGCGTAAATCACCATCCTAACCAATATGTTATGATGGTATCCAATGCCAATGAAAAGAAATCGGCATTAGCGAGGTTTAAAGCGCCCCACGAGCCGTTAAAAAAGATAATACATAAATCCTTACCTGATTGGAAAATTGAGGCGAGAAACAAGGAGCAGGCCTTTGCAATTGATATGCTAATGGACCCGGATATAAAAATTGTTTCTTTAGTGGGCCGCGCCGGATCGGGAAAGACACTTCTGGCGATCGCCGCCGGCCTTCAACAAACAATTGGGTTACGCTCTGAGAACAATCACTACTCACGGTTAATTGTTTCTCGACCTGTTCAACCATTAGGCAAAGATATTGGATTTCTTCCTGGGACTATGGAAGAAAAAATGCTACCTTGGTTAATGCCAATCCAAGATAATTTAAAATTTCTAATGGGGGATCGGACTTCATTAGAAATGTATATGGAAAAAGGTAAGATTGAGATCGAGGCTTTAACTTACATTAGGGGTCGTTCAATTTCTAATGCTTTTATTATTATTGATGAAGCGCAAAATTTATCAAAACACGAAATTAAGACCATTATCACACGTATCGGCGAAGGAACAAAAATAATATTAACCGGTGACGTTGAACAGATTGATAATGTTTACGTAAATGAAACATCGAACGGCTTAGCACACGCTGTGGAAAGCTTTAAAGAGTATCATTTAGCTGGACATATGACCTTCAAGAAGGGTGAAAGATCGGAAGTAGCAACGTTAGCTTCTAAAGTTCTTTAAACTAACAAGAAAACTTAGACTATAATATCAGGGAGAATTATTATGAGTGAAAATACAAACGAGATTATTAAACAAGAAGATGAGGTACATATTAACCCACTTCTAGCTTTAACAATAGAGCCCGGCACAGATTCAGAATTAAAAAATTATCTAGTTGAGTACGCCGGCACTAAATTTGATAATGAAGAAGTAACAGTTAATATGATTGCTGAAGTGATTGCGGATGAATTCCCAGAGTTTGCTTTTGCTTATGCTGAAGAAAATTTTTTAAGAGGATACCAACTGGGTTTAGACGATGCATATAAAACAACTAAAAGAGAAACAGAAACAGATACAGAAACAAGTGAGTAATTTCTACACTCCGTCAGGGTTACACGTATATTTCAAAGATACAGTCACCAACGGAGTAAATGTAGAAAAAGTAATATCAAAAGCTGAAGAGATGCTTCCCCAACACTTGAGAACAGAAGTAGAAATGGTCATCGTTGGCCAGATTGAAGACTTTATAAAGAAAGACTTTAATGCAATGTATGAAGGCGGCACAATCTATGTTACCAATATACAAGATAACGAATCAGATATGGTTGATGATATTATCCATGAGTTCGCGCATTCTGTAGAAGAACCATTCGGCTATTTTATTTATGGCGATTCTAAGATAAAAAATGAATTTTTAGAGAAAAGAATGATACTTCATGATATTTTGTGGAAAGCTGGTTACAAAATCCCAAAAAGTTTTTTTAACAACATTGACTATGATCCTGAATTAGATGAATTTCTCTATAAAAAAGTTGGATATGAAAAATTAAGCCGGCTTTGTGTTGGTGTTTTTATATCGGCTTATGCACCCACCTCTCTTAAAGAATATTTTGCTACTGGCTATACAGAATTTTTTATGTACCCCAATGAACAGACGTACTTAAAAAGGGTGAGCCCACAACTGTATAAAAAAATATTTCAATTATATTCCGAAGAAAACCTTGACGTTTAGTACATAACAGGTTATAATATATAATCTGGAGGAAAAATGCCACATATATCTTATTCCGAACTGAAAGATTGGAAGTTTTGTGCACACTATCATAAACTAACGCGTGTCGATGGAATCGATGGTTTCAAGGGCAATGCATACACAGCTTTTGGATCAGCGATTCACTCAGTATGCGAAAAGAAATTACTTCAAGAAGAAATAAGTGAAGATTTCTTTGTACAAGAATTTAAAAAGAATATCGTTGAACTTCCTGACGATGTGGAAGTAAATAAAAAAATGGTTTCAGACATGATAGAACAGGGAGCAAAAATCATTCCAGAAATCGAAGATGCTCTGAACGAATATTTTGAAGAGTACGAAGTATTGGCCGTAGAGATGCCCTTATATGAACCAATCGAAGGTGAAGATGATTATCAGTTTAAAGGTTATATCGACGCAGTGGTTGCAACACCTGATGGAAAAGTACACATTTTTGATTGGAAGACTTGTTCTTGGGGCTGGGACGCTCGAAAGAAGAATGATAAAATCATTACGTACCAATTAACGTTATATAAGCATTTCTTTTGTCAAAGAATGAATATCGACCCCAAGGATGTAGAAACACACTTTGCATTACTCAAGAGAACGGCAAAGAAAAACAATGTAGAATTTTTTAGAGTTACCAGTGGAAATAAAAAGACTGAAAATGCGCTTAAACTTTTAACAACAGCATTGTACAATATTAAAAACAAGCGTTACATCAAAAACAAATTGTCGTGTACTGGTGGTTACGGTTGTAAATTTTATAAGACAGAACACTGTCAATGAGGAATAAATGAATAAGAAAAAAATACTGGTTCTTTCAGACCATCCACTTTCGCCTTCTGGCGTGGGTACCCAAACAAGATATATGATTGAAGCGCTTCTCAAGACAGGCAGATATGAATTTGTTTGTTTAGGTGGTGCTATTAAGCATAATGACTATACCCCCCAAAGGGTTGATCCGTATGGAGATGATTGGAGAATTTACCCCGTAGATGGCTATGGAAGTCAAGAGGTAGTGCGCTCTATACTACAAAAAGAGCGACCTGATGCTCTTTGGTTTATGACTGACCCTAGATTTTATGGATGGCTGTGGGAAATTGAAAATGAGATTAGAGCCGTCTGTCCAATGATTTATTATCATGTGTGGGATAATTTTCCGTCACCCTCATATAATAGAAGCTTCTATCAGTCAAATGACGAAGTGGTATGTATTTCTAAGGTTACTCACAAGATTCTACAAGATGTGGCACCAGATACCCCTTCGAGGTACTTACCGCATGCTGTTAATAGTGAAATATTTAAAAAATTTACTGCCAAAGAAGACAAAGAAAAAGTTAAACATATCCTGAGTCAGCTTCCTGGGTTAGAAAATAATGATACAAAATCTAAAAATAAGAAAACGGTCTTCTTCTGGAACAATAGAAATGCTAGAAGAAAACAATCAGGAACACTCATATGGTGGTTTAAGGAGTTCTTAGATGAAGTAGGGCACGATAAGGCAACATTGATTATGCATACAGATGCCCGTGACCCCCACGGACAAGATTTACCGCACATTATAGAACATTTGGGCGTAAACCAAGGCCAAGTATTATTGTCGACCAATAAGGTGCCACCGGAAGACTTAGCAGTGATGTATAATTTGTCGGATTTTACAATCAACATATCAGATGCTGAAGGGTTTGGGTTAGCTACGCTGGAGTCGTTATCTTGTGGCACACCAATTATAGTTAATATGACAGGTGGCTTACAAGAACAAGTAACTAACGGTAAAGATTGGTTTGGTTGGGGTATCCAACCTTCCTCAAAGGCGGTGATTGGCTCACTCCAGGTGCCATATATTTATGAAGATAGAATTAATCAAAAAGACTTTATCAATACTTTAAAAAAGGCAATTTCAGTGAGTTCAAAGGCATATAAAAGTATGTCTTCTGCCGGCCGCCAACACGTAAAGGAAAATTATAATTTTAATAATTATGAAAAAGCGTGGGTCAATACAATGGACGAAATAATAGAACGCGAAGGTTCTTGGGAAAATAGAAAAAATTATAAACGCTGGCATTTATTGGAGGTTGCGTGAAAAAGAAAGTACTACTTAGGGGCCCGTTTTTAACTCGCTCTGGATATGGAGAGCAAGCAAGATTCGCACTAAGGAGTTTGCAAAGCAAGCAAGATCTTTATGATATTTATTTAATTCCTATAAATTGGGGCCAAACTAGCTGGGTTTCTGAATATGATGAAGAAAAAAATTGGATCGATGAAACAATTGAAAAAACAATGGCGTACACTAGAACTGGTGGAACATTTGATGTGTCAATCCAAGTCACTATTCCTAACGAATTTGAACAGCTGGCTCCGATAAACATAGGATATACTGCTGGTATTGAAACCACCAAGGTGTCACCAGAATGGATCCAACAATGCAATAAAATGAACAAACTACTGGTGGTGTCTAATCACGCAAAAGATGTGTTCGAAGCGACTCAATATATTGGTGAGGTAGAAGGTACTAAAGAAAAAGTTGAATTAAAGACAACAGTACCAATTAACGTGGTCAATTATCCAGTTAAAAATTATGAAACAGTCGATATGGGTTTGGAATTGAAATACGACTTTAATTTCTTGTGTGTAGCCCAATTGGGCCCACGAAAGAATTTAGGCAACACCATCAAATACTTTGTAGAAGAATTTCACGATGAAGAAGTCGGATTAGTTGTTAAGACAAATATGTCTAAAAACTCGCTAATGGATAGAAATGCAACACTTGTAAGTCTTAAGAACTTACTCAATCACTTTCCTGATAGAAAATGCTCAGTGCATTTGTTACACGGTGATTTAACGGACCAAGAGATGCACTCTTTATACAAAGCTGACAAAATTAAGGCCTTTGTGTGCCTTTCCCATGGGGAAGGTTATGGATTACCATTCTTTGAATCACTGTATTCAGGTACCCCAGTGGTGGCTGTTGGGTGGTCTGGTCAATGTGATTTCTTATTCGATAAAAATAATAAAGAAATGTTCTATGACGTAGCATTCGACCTTCAACCTGTGCCGAAAGAGGCAGTATGGGATACTGTTATTATGGCCGATTCAATGTGGTCGTATGCAAGAGAGTCCGCGGCCAAAGAAAAATTAAGAGAATGTTACAATGATGTTATTAATAATACTGGCCATGCTGCAAAAAGCGAAGAGTATTCAAACTACTTAAACGAAAACTTCTCGGCTGAAAAAATGTATAAAAACTTCTGCGATAGTCTCTTTAGTGAAGAGCAACTTGAATGGGACAAGACTTTATCTGAAGTTGAGTTAGTCTAATGAAAGTGGTCTTCATAGCAGACCTATTTAAAGAAAACTTAATAGGCGGCGCTGAATTAAACGACTCGGTTCTAATTGAACATTTGACAAAGAGCGGCTTTGATGTAATCAAAGTCGCTTCTGTCAATATTACTGAAGATATAATACTCAACAATGAACTGTTTCTGATAAGCAATTTCACACAATTGTCAGAAAGAACCAAACAAATGATAATGCTTAAAAAATACATTATCTATGAACACGACCATAAATATATTAGAAGCAGGAATCCATCAATATATCCTGACTTTAGGGCCCCAGAAAAAGAAATAATAAATAAAGAATTTTATGCTAATGCTCACAAAGTAGTGGTTCTTAGCAGTATTTGTAAAGAGATAATTGAAAAAAATTTAAATATTGATAATGTTATAAATATTGGATGCTCACTTTGGTCGACCAAGAAGTTAGACTTTATAGAATCAATAAATAAAGCAGATAAAATAGACAAATACTGCATTTTGGCTGGTGATAATCCAATTAAAGGTACGCAACCCGCCATTAACCTATGTGAATCAAAAAATCTGGAATACGATCTAATCCGATCGTTACCAGAAAAAGAATTACTTGTAGAATTATCAAAATATAAATATTTTGTTTTCTTACCGCAAGTGTTAGAGACATTATCAAGAATAACTGTTGAAGCTAAGATGTTAAACTGCAAGGTGATGACAAAGAGTCATATGCTCGGAGCAGCATCAGAGGAGTGGTTCAAATTGTCCGGCGATGAGTTGATTTCAGCGATTCGCAATAAAGTTAATTCAGCGCTGCAAATGTTTGTTGAAATACTATCCGAGGATAAAGATATTACAGTGATCCTTAATTGTTACAGACGTCCAGAATATTTGCAGCACCAAATTGATTCCATTCGGAAACAGACTGTACAACCAAAGCAAATATGGATTTGGGTGAACCATCATAGTGATAATGAAAATATAGACTTTACTCAATTTAATGTTGATAGAGTGATTAAAAATGATTACAATTGGAAGTTCTACGGAAGGTTTGCCGGCGCGATGTTAGCTGATACTAAATATATTGCCCTTTTTGACGATGATACCATACCCGGTACTAATTGGTTCGAAAACTGCGTCAACACAATGAAAGTTACCCCAGGCATTTTGGGAGGCGCCGGCGTATTGCTGAAAGATGAAAGATATTATGGCCATTCAAGGACTGGCTGGTCTGCTTTAAACGAAAAAACTACTGAAGTTGATTTAGTTGGACACGCTTGGTTTTTTGAAAAGGAGTGGTTAAAATATCTATGGATGGAAAAACCATTTACTTGGAATAACGGAGAAGATATTCAGTTTTCCTATACTGCTCAGAAGTATGGGAATATAAAAACGTACTGCCCACCACACCCAAGTTCCAATAAGGAATTACACAGTTCGCTTCAGGGATATGAATTAGGAGTGGACTCAAAAGCAACATCAAATAGCAGAAATCACGAAGTTTTTTATGCGCAGCGAGATGCTTGCGTCAAAAATGCAATTATTAATGGCTGGAAGCCTGTTTACAAAAGGAATAAATAATGTTTGGTATAGAAGCTGATAAAAAAGATTTTAGAGAAGATCTGAGAAGTATCGTAGAGTTGTTAAAAAGTAAAAAGAATTTTGCTTTTTCTAAATACGCTGATGGGGAACTTCACATATTAGCGAACAAACCAATTAACAACGGAGAGTTTTGGTTTATACCCTCTGAACACGCCTCGAACCGACAAGAGATGGTTGATTCATTTAAGTTTAAGCACGAACTATATTTTGTTGGCGTTTCTTGTCCTTGTTGTATCGGTGGTGATACAGTTCACGATTGGATGAAAAATCAATCAGGCCAAGAATTAAATCACTTAACTTGGGCTAACATATTCGTTAATGCAAATTACAAGTATTATCTTAATAATATGGTGCCAGAATATAGCAGCAGAGAAGTTATTTTAATTTCTAATTCTGATTCTAATCTAGAGAATTTACCTTTTGAAATTAAAAAACATTTTGTAATAGGAAAAAATGCCTGGGTTGATAATCACCAACTTATTGATGAAGTCAAACAATACATAACAGATAACAATTTAAAAAATAATCTGTTTTTATTTTGTGCGGGCCCGTTTGGTAATATCTTGACACATCAATTATTTGAACACAACCAAGATAACACCTACATTGATATTGGCTCAACATTAAATCCATTATTATTGGGTGATGCAGGTCTTAATCGTGGTTACTTACGCGGAAATGAAAGTGTTACTAAGTTCTGTACTTGGAAAGACTGATGTATTTTATAGCACACAGAGGCAATGTCAATGGCTCAATACCTGCAATGGAAAACAAGCCTGAATATATCAATGAAGCATTACAGAAGGGATATGATGTTGAAGTTGATGTTTGGTGTATACGAGATAAAATGTTTTTAGGCCATGATGAGCCACAGTATCAGGTAGAATCTGATTTTTTTTTGGAAAAAAAGTTATGGTGCCACGGTAAGAATTTAGAAGCAATTGTAAAACTAGAAGAGCTGGACGCTCACTATTTTTGGCACGAAAATGATGACATTACCCTAACATCAAAAAAATATATGTGGACTTACCCTGGGATAAAGTTAACCAAGAAATCTATATGTGTAATGCCCGAATACTCAAATTATACACCCGAGCAAATAATAACTGCGATTGGCATATGCTCAGACAACATTCAAAAATATTTTGTAGAGGTAAAAAATAATGAATAATCAAATCGCTCTGATTACTTGGACACACAACGAGTACTCAGATATCTGGCCACTGTACTTTGGACGCTTAGATAAACACGTCAACTATCAGAAAAGTTATATTTTTTTAGATGAACAGTCGGACAAAATAGAAGACAAACATATTCAGCTTGTCAATAATGACAAGGAGCCGTTTTATAAAAGATTTATGGATTGTTTAAATCAGATAGATGAAGAATATGTTTTGTACCTTCAAGAAGATCATATATTTTACGATGATTGCCAAGAGCATGAATTAGACAGAGTCTTTGAATTTCTAAAAAATAACGATTATAGTTGCGTTAGGCTTATAAAAAGTGGAGAACTTGGCGGCCCACAAATAGCTGAAAATTTATATGAGATACCTAAAAATTCAACATATTCTTTCTCGCAACAAAGTGCAATATGGAAACGAGCCGATTTATTAAAACTTTTTGAGCTTTACAAACCAAACACTTATCGCGATGTCGAGGCTTTTGGTTCGACAGCTATGCGATATGCAAGATTAAAAAGCTGTTACTATTATAATAACGAACCACAACGCGGCAGTCTACATTACGACTCATCAATTTTTCCTTATGTTGCAACTGCCGTTTGTAAGGGCCAGTGGAACCTATCACAATATCCAAAAATATTGAAAGAGGCTTTAGAAGAATATCAAGTTGATCATACAATAAGGGGCTTATATGGAGGTTAAATTAGTTATATTTGATCTAGATGGTGTACTCGTTGATGCTTGTGAGTGGCATCGCTTAGCATTAAACGAAGCACTCAAAGAAGTGAGTGATTATGAAATTTCACTTGATGATCACTATAAAACATTTAATGGTATTCCAACTCAAGTTAAATTAGACAAACTGACTGAGATGGGAATTATAGAAGAACATCATCATAAAGAGATTTATGATTTAAAACAATCTAAAACGCTTGAGATTATAAATAAAAATGCAAGGGTTAGAGATGAAAAAATTGAACTCATTGAACAACTTAAGAATAAAAAGATCCACGTAGCTTGCTTTACAAATAGTATTCGAGAAACAACAACACTTATGCTAAGGAAGACAGGTATCTTAGATATGTTTGAGTTGGTGATTACTAATCAAGATGTAGAAAACCCAAAACCTAATCCCGAAGGGTATTTAAAGACGATTAAGCATTTTAATGTTGAAAAAAAATCTGTTATAATTGTTGAAGATTCACCGAAAGGGATTGCAGCTGCAGAAGCTTCTGGCTGTAAAGTGTTTAAAGTAAAGAACCCCCAAGAGGTAAACTGTGACTTATTTCAGGAGATTATACAGTGAAAGTTTTAATTCCAATGGCAGGCGCCGGCAGTAGATTTACAAAAGAGGGGTATACCTTTCCAAAACCATTGATTGATGTAAATGGAAAGCCAATGATTCAAACAGTTGTTGAAAATTTGGATTTTGATTGCGAGTACATATTTTTAGTCAGAAAGGAACATATTGAAAAATATTCAGGACTCATCAATACACTCGATAGAATCACAAATGGAAAATTTGAGTACGTAGTTGTTGATGGTTTGACTGAAGGCGCCGCTTGTACTGCTTTGCTAGCGGAAGAATATATTGATAATGATGAAGATTTGCTAATTGCAAATTCTGATCAATACATCGAGTACTCACCACAAAACTTTTTAATGCTGAAGAATCTTACTTCTGCCGACGCTATTGTATATACATTTAATGCAGTACATCCAAAGTGGTCGTTTGTAAAAACTAATTCTAGGGGATATGCAGTTGAGGTTGCTGAAAAGAAACCTATATCAAATATTGCTACATGCGGCATCTATTGGTACCGCCATGGCAGCGATTTCGTGAAATACGCCAAGCAAATGATAGAGAAAGATATTCGAGTAAATAACGAATTCTATATAGCACCAGTATATAATGAATTAATTCAAGATGGGAAAGCACTCATACCTTTCTATGTTCACTCGATGTGGGGAATTGGTACACCCGAAGATCTTCGGTATTTTCTTGAAAAGAGTAAAAAATGAACCCTAAGATAACTGTTGTATTTCCCTGTGGAGGCCGAGCCGAAAGGTTTGGCAATACTTTTAAACCTTTTCTGCGGATAGGTGATCTCACTTTTATAGAAAAAGCATATGAACCATTCAGAAAATGGGAAAGTATGATTGAAGCAGTAAGAATTATAATCACGAAACAACAAGAGCAAGATCATAATGTTACTGAAAGATTACAAACCTTATTTCCAAAAACAACTGTAAAAGTATCAATCTTAGAAAAAGAAACTGAAGGTCCCCTTCAAACATTTACTGATGGATTTATAAAAAATAATCATAATCTATCTGCTCCGTTTATAGTGTGCGATTGTGATCATTCTATCAATGTCGATGAGCTATTTGAACAAATATTAAATAAAAACGCTTCACAAATTATAATTCCGACTTGGAACATAACTGAAGAAATCCAACATAATTGGTCTAAGATACTTTTAAAAAATAAGAAAATTGAAAAGTTTGTAAACAAAGAAGACGTGGACTTTAATGAGTACACAGTAAAAGGAATTATTGGATGTATATATTTCGATAGCGCTCACATTTTTACTGATATAAATAATGAATACCATAATTTTTATGAGATTATATCTGAACAATTTAGAAAAGGCGCGAAAATAACTTTATCTGACGCACCAAACGCATACTTTTTTGGTGATCCAACAATGCTATCTGATTGTGTTGAAAAAAGAAGAAATGAGTGCTCTATTTTTTGTGACATTGACGGTGTTCTCTTAAAACATAATGATCACTCAAATAGCAATATTGACACCAACATATGCCTACAGGGATACAAGACATTAAAAGAATTAAATGCCAACAATCATAAGATAATTCTTACGACTGCAAGGAACGAAAAATACAGGAACGAAGTTCAGAGCTTATTAAAAGCTAAAAATATCTATTATGATGAACTAATAATGAGTTTACCGTCTGGCCCTCGTGTGCTAATCAACGATCATAAACCGTCAAAACCCTTTACAATCCAAGCAAATTCATACGAAGTCGTAAGAAATAGAGGCCTAGATGGTTTTGATATTGAAAAAATAGTATCTGATAATAAGATTAAAGTAATTAAAGATTTGTCTGCAAACTCCTTTGCTAAAACTTATTTGATTGAAAAAGATGGTAATAAATTTGTAAGAAAACAAGTGCTCAAAGACGCTGGCCAAAAACATATCGACATACTAAAAAGACAGAAAAGAGATCTTGAACGTTTTAATTTTTTAGTTAACGGTATATGCCCTGTTACATATGAAGAGCGAGAGAGCAATCTTGATTATTACTATGATATGGAATATCTGCCAAAATATAAAATGCTGTCAGAAGCCGATTGTTACAACACCAAAGTAAGAGTATTATCTGATGTCTTGAAGACATTAAATGACAATGTTTATTCGTTTTCAAAGAAAATAAATGGCCCTGAATGGATGGAACAATTTTTAAATGAAAAAATTTATGCTAAATTTGATAATTTTAAGTTGCAAGGTCAAGAATTCGATGTTATAATAGAGAGTAAAGAATTTTTTATTAATAAACAAAAATATGTTGGTCTTCGACAATTACTTAAAATGCTTCCAATGAGTGAATTATATCCAAATAGCATTAGTGTGGTACATGGTGATTTAACATACGAAAATATTATGTACAATCCAGATGATTTATCTGCTAAACTTATCGATATGGACGGTTCAAGATTGTTTGACGCAAAAGAATTAGATTTAGGTAAACTTTCACAATCAATATATGCAAGGTATAATTTGTGGAAAAATATGGATAGCAATCAATTGGTAAGTAACTTTAATATTAAAGAAAAAAGTTTTGATGCCAATGCTTCGTTTTTTGATATTAGCGAAGCAGTGATGCCCTCTAACTTGATACAGTATTGGCAACCAATTTTAATGCAATCGGAAGATATAATACGAAAGAAAATTTATTTCTATATGTCAACATATTTTATTAGATTTGTGCCCTTTCGGATGCAAATCGACAAAGACCACGGTGTCTTTGCATTACTGATGGCCACAGTTTGGCTGAATAAACTACTAAAAATACAAGGAAAATAAAATGAATATTAAAGTATTCTATGATGGCTCAAGCGTAGCCGAATATTGTAATTACGCTAATGTTGTGGGTGTAACTACAAATATATCCTTTTTGAAACAAGCTGGGATCAGAGACTACAAGAGTTTTGCAATGAGCACAATTCCACTAATGGGTGGTCGTCCAATCTCCTTTCAGGTATTTGATCCTTCACCAGAGGGTGTTGAGAGACAAGCAAGAGAAATTACCTCTTGGGGAGAAAACGTATACGTGAAAATTCCTGTTGTATATCCAACTGGTGAGTCCGCTGTGCCTCTGATTAAGAGACTATCGGATGAAAAGCTCAACATTAATGTAACCTGTGTCTACACAAAAGAGCAAATTGATGAAATTGCTCGGGCAGAACTTGATTATACATCTATTGTATCTGTTTTTTGCGGTAGAATCAACGATACAGGAGTCAACGCAATTGATATAATGAGATACGCAAACGAGACATATTCTGATAACCCAAACGTAGAGACATTGTGGGCTGGTTGTCAGCGAACACGCGATATTATTGATGCGGATGAATGTGGTACAGACATTATTACAGTTCCAGAGGGCCCGCTTAAGAAAATGGTGAGAATCGGAAACGATATTCATAATTTTTCAGTACGCACCTCAGTTGATTTTTTCAACGATGGCGCCAACATGTTTATAAAAGAATAGGAAGAATAATATGAAGATTGTAGGTTTAGCTTGTGGTGCGCACGACACTGCATATTGTATTATGGAAGATGGGATTACCAACATTCACGAAGAGTATGAGCGTTTTTCGAGAGTCAAAGAACAGCAAGGTGATATTCTAAAGTTTTTCTTTGAACAAAATCCAGATATTGGCAAAGTTGATTATTTTACACACTTTGTTATGAGGTGGCGCGGAGGCCTCGCAAATCAATACCCAGAATCTTTCCAGAAGATGAGGGAACATATTGATTCTCACGGCGGCAAATATATTGAAATTTCTCACCATAAAGCACATGCTGCGAATGCTTTCTTTTCTTCAAATTTTGATAAAGCTTTATTGTTACTATGGACGGCGGTGGTGAAGAACTTGAAAACGAAGATTATACTACAACTTGCTTTACAATTTATGAGGGCCAAGGTAATAATATTAAACTTCTCAAAAGGTTCCCCTTTAAGGTTAATATCGGAGGCTTTTGGAGTAATATCACAAAGCATACATATGGATATTCATCAGGTCCACCCATCGGTAATCAATGTGGAACTGTTATGGCAATGTCAGCGTATGCTAAAGAGCCCGATAAATATTTAGAGGTTATGACTAAAGCTCTCAGAGCCTCTGACTACTCTAAATTTTCTGAGTGGGCCCCTTTAGACTTTGATGAAAAATTAAACATAGCAGCAGCCCTACAGACAGCTACAGAGGCATATGTGAAGGAACTCATCAAACCATATGCAGACAAGATTGGCACAAATAATCTTTGTCTAGCAGGAGGAGTTGCACTTAATAGTGTTATGACAGGCCGAATGTTCGATTGGTATGACAAGCAATTCAACAATATTTATGTCTGCCCAGTGCCCTATGACGCCGGCCTAGCAATTGGTTGTGCACAATATATCTGGCACTGTATAGAGGACCAGCCCCGACAATTTACCAATAAGAACTTTACTCCGTATTTAGGCAAAAAGTATCCAATAGAAGATGTTGAATTAGCAATTGAAGAAAACAATGAGAAGATCACAGTTACTAAAGTCACGGACGATGATGTCCTACAGAAACTTAAAGATAAAAAGATTATTGCTGTATTCGGAGGAGGCTCAGAGTCTGGGCGCCGAGCTTTAGGCAATAGATCGATCTTAGCTGACCCTACACACCAGGATATGAAAGATATTCTAAATGAGAGAGTCAAACATCGTGCTTGGTTTAGACCCTTTGCCCCCTCTATATTAAGAGAAAAAGTTAGTGAATGGTTTGAAAAAGATGTGCCTGCGCCATATATGGGGTTTGTATTAAACTTCAAAGAAGATATGAAAGATAAAGTACCCGCAGTTCTGCACGCCGACGCATCAGGGAGACTACAGACGGTAACGGCTGAAGATAATCCCTGGTATCACGGATTTATCAGCAGATGGAATGAACTATATGGTGTACCAATTGTATTAAATACTAGCTTCAATGATCGCGAACCAATAGTAGAAAATCCGACACATGCAATGAACTGTTTTCTTGGCACAAACATTGATTATTTATATTACTATGATTACGGTTTGTTGGTGAAAAAGGCATAATAATAAACACAATGAAAAATAGATTTTACCTAGAAAATTCAACATACCCCAAAGTAGATACTTATAAGTTCTCAATTTCTGATAATCCAGAAGATAATGCAATATTAGTAGATATTGGCAGCTGCCGCGGCGACTTTTTAGCTTTACATAAAGATAAATTTGCTGAATGTTTTGCATTTGAAGCGTCATATGAAAACGTATCACTGATTAATAAAAGAATTTATGAAGAAAACTGGGAAAATTGCGCCGTCTTTAATTTAGCAGTTTCAGACAAAACAGGGGATATTGTTAGTTTAAAAAAAGCTGATTCTGGTGATGCCGGCTCGAACTCGATAATTGGAGGGAGCACCCACAACGGTCTGAGTCAAAATGTTTACACAATAAAATTTAATGATATATTTGAATTCTTACAGATTGAAGAAATTGACTTACTTAAAATGGATTGCGAAGGGTGCGAATATTTAGCTTTAGGGGACGCAGATCTGAGCAATATAAAAATTATTTGTATGGAGCTACACAGTTGGGAAGGTCTCACAGATGAGTTGCCAAAGTTGAAAAACAAAATATTAATTACACACGACATATACCACGAAAAAGGTGGCGGGCATCAAATTATCACTTTTGTCAGAAAAGAGGCATTGTAAATTGAAAACAGCATTATGTCTTTTTGGATACCCAAAAGGTAGCACAATATACGCCGGTGGTGCCTATGAGCAAAATTTTAAACACTTGTTTGAACAAGTAATGGTACATGAGCCCGATGTATTTATACATTGCTGGGACACATCACTTGAAGATGAAATTGTTGAGTTGTTCAGTCCGAAATCTTATTTATTTGAAGAACAAATCCAGTTTGATGACGAAATATCACAATTAGATATGTCCCGTTTTGCCGGCAGCAGAGGTGATATCTTCAAAACTTTGAGCTTTTTACATACAAGAAATGCAAGCAATGAAATGAAGAAACAATTTGAAAAAGAAAATGGTTTTGTTTATGATTGTGTCGTTACTTCTCGATTCGATGTAGGATACCACAACTACGGAAACAACAAAACTAGCTACCTAAATTTTGATATTGATAATGACATTGATTGTGTATACAGCGCATATTGGAATCAAATGAATGCTGGTTTGTCAGATCATTGGTTTTATAGTAATTCCAAAAACATTGATACTGTGTGCGAATTAAGAAATAATGTTATAGATTACTTAAAAAAAGACAGCGAATACTGTAAAATAATGATGAATGGCTGGATTGATTCTAATGCAAACAGAGAGTTCTCAAATGAGTTCTTATTGGATTCCAAAAGCGGCCACCCAATGGTATACCCTGAACATTATTGTTTAAATAATCATTGTTTGTATAAGTGGCATTTTTATAAAAATGATTTGTGGGACAAAAATGTTTGTAAATTTTTAAATGAAGAATTGTGGAGATAAAAAAATGAAAAATATTGGAATTATTGGTAATGGATTTGTAGGTTCGGCTATTGCTGCAGGCTTTGGGTTGCACGCAAATGTTAGGATTTATGATAAAGATAAGAGAAAAACTCTCCATACAATTGAAGAAACATTAAATAATTCTGATTATGTATTCGTAGGGGTGCCAACTCCTATGGAATTTGTAGACGGTGGCAAAATTGATTTGTCGATTATGCACTCTGTATTCGATGATATAGTAAGAGTCAGCAAGAATCCGGATACTATTTTTATTATTAAATCTACTGTTATTCCTGGCACCACTAAAATGTTTCAAGAAAAATATCCAAGTTTAAAAATAGTCTTCAACCCTGAGTTTCTCACTGAAAGATCAGCAAACTTAGACTTTATCAACACCTCTAGGATTATCTTGGGTGGTCCTCCTGAATATACCCAAAAGGTTACTGAGTTATACCGAGACAGATTTCCATATACAAAAATTATTGAGACTGACCCAACCTCCGCGGAAATGATTAAATATATGTGCAATTGTTTCTTTGCTACAAAAATTTCATTTATGAATGAAATGTACTTAATGTCACAAAAGTTAGATACCAATTGGGATAGCATTATGGATGGATTCATAACCGACGGCCGTATTGGTAATTCGCATATAGAGGTACCTGGTCACGACGGTGATTTAGGCTTTGGGGGTAAATGTTTTCCTAAAGACCTTAATGCCTTCATCGAATTTTTTAATGAGCAGGGCGTCGAACCATACGTGCTTAAATCCGCCTGGCAAAGGAACCAATCAGTCAGAACACATAAAGACTGGGCTGAAATAGAAGGTGCTGTATCAAAGGCTGAAGAATGATACTGATATCTTACGGCACAAGGCCAGAATGGATTAAAATAAAACCAATCATTGATATTTTAAAAGAAAACAGAACCCCCTTTAAAGTATTATTTACAGGCCAGCATACTCAGTTAGCAAACTATGACTATGACTATACTCTAGATGTCAAGAAGTGTGATAACAGGCTTAACGAAATAATATCTGCAGTGTTGAACTCTAGTTCAAAAATATTTGAAGGGATCGAATATGTGCTAGTGCAAGGAGATACAGCATCTACCTATGCGGTAGCACTCACTGCTTTTAATCACAAAGTAAAAGTTATTCATCTTGAGGCCGGCCTCAGAACTTACGATCTTGAGAATCCTTATCCCGAAGAAGCTTATAGACAAATGATCTCAAGAATAACAGAAATACATCTATGTGCAACGGCAAATAACAAACAGAATTTAATAGACGAAAAGAATCCTGGTCAGAAATATGTTGTTGGGAACACAGTATTGGATAATCTTAAAGGATATGAATCGTCCTATAACAATGAGATACTAGTAACAATGCACAGAAGAGAGAATCATGAGATATTAGATCAATGGTTCAACAATATTAATAAATTAGCAACTATGAATCCGCATTTAAGATTCACGATTCCACTGCACCCTAACCCAAATGTTCAAAAATATAAACATTTATTAACAAGTTTAAATGTAATAGCACCGCTGGAATATGATGAGATGATCAGGAAGATTTCAGAGTGTAGGTTTATTATTTCAGATAGCGGTGGTATACAAGAAGAAGCTTCCTTTCTAAACAAAAAAGTTATTGTCTGTCGTAAGTTTACAGAAAGAACCGAGAGTTTACAAAAGCATAGTTATTTGTGTAAAACACCCGCTGAAATTTTCGGACTATTTGATGATATTGAAAACGGATATATTATCAATGAATGTAGTCCATATGGTGATGGAAATGCATCAAAAAGAATTTATAACATCTTAATCAAAGGAGAAAATGATGAGTTTAAAAACATATAAATTATCAAACCAAGCCTTGGGCGCTGTAATGATGGCGCTCCAGGAATCATTATTAAACGAATTGGATATTGTTCCGATTCTGAAAGGTTTTGAGCTAGCTGACGGCGCCGACGGACTTGTAGTGCAAAACCCGCCCACTGTAAGAATTTCTAATAATGAAGAAATAACTGAAGAAGATTTAGAAAATATGGTAAAATAATGCCAAGGTATAAGTATGGCTGTGAAAATTGTAGTGAAACTAAGATTGTTTTTCATTTAATGGAAGAAGTCATTGAGCCTTATTGCGATAAGTGTGAAACAATCATGACAAAAAATATCACGAACCGCTTTACAACAAGTATGACAAAAGATAAAAAAAACAAAATTGGTCAAATCACAAAAGAGTATATTGAAAAAAATAAAGAGGTCTTAGAACAACAAAAAAAAGAGATCCTAAAAGAGACTTATGAGTAAACTAGAAATAATATTATCCATCTCCCTATTCATCTCAATGGCACTGAATATCGGAGTCTTCACATACGCCAGAAATGTAGTTGTTAAACTATTATCGGTATCAGAAGAAATGGGTGATATGAAGACTATGATCGACACATTCTACAACCACCTGGTATCAATATATCAGATGGAAATGTTTTATGGTGATGAGACATTAGGTTTCTTAGTGGAACACACACGTTCACTGGCCGAACAACTTGACACGTTTGAATACATTTACACTCTTACAGAGGTTAATACTGATAATATAAATGAAATAAAAGAAGAAGATAATGACGCTGAACAATAAGCCAAAGGCAAAACGTAAAACTAGAAGAAAGAGGGGTTCAAATAAAAATCACTATTTCACCAAAGACCACGAAAACGCTATTATTAGATATAGCAACACTAATTCGATGAGAGAAAGAACTGAATTATATATTAAATGGATCGAGCCGGCATTTAATGAGATGGTAGATAAGATTGTATTTACATACAAATTTACAAATTTGCCTAATATTGATTACCTAAGAGATGAATGTAAAATATGGTTGATGACAATATTAGATAAATATGACCCGTCTAAAGGTTCCAAAGCATTTTCATATTTTTCAGTGATCACGAAGAACTGGTTTATACATAAAGTTAAACGTCAACAAAAAAGAAACAAAAGAGAAGTTGATTACGAAAATATTTCTAAATCATATGAAGAGGAATATCTCTCCACAAACGATTCATATATTACCGAAAGAGAAGACTATGAATTTTGGAACAATTTTTATAATGAGTTAAAAAGTTGGGATCAAAGCTGTATGAAAGATAACGATCTTAAAGTTTATGAAGCTATAAAAATACTTTTTGAATCAAAAGAAGATATAGAAATTTTTAATAAAAAAGCTATTTACCTATACCTTAGAGAGATTACTGGGCTTAATACAAAACAAATTGTAAATTCTCTTAAGAAGTTCCGAAAAAGATATTATTCGTTCAAGACCGATTGGGAGAATGGCAATTTATGAAAAACAATGATTTAGATACCTTAGTCGACGAAGCTCTAAAAAATATTAGAGACGATAGAAAAGCTGCCCGCGAATTTCTCAACGAAATCGCTAACTTAATCGCCAACAATACTGAAGAAAACAGGCACTTGAGCCCTGTTGCAGCAAAACACATTGAGACCTTACAAAGGTCAAATGAGCAATTAGTTAAAATAATTGGTTTAAAACAAAAAGGCGACAACCAAACTTATGAACTCTCAGAGAGCGAAAAGGATAGTTTATTCGATATGCTTCAAAAAAGTAATTGATTAATATTTACCAGTAGTCATGACAGTTCAATCAAAATCAGTACCAACAACTCAATACGAATTAGTTGATGTTAAAAACGAAGCACTACGTAAAGCAATTCAACAAAACGTTTTTGGGCCCGATATGTCCTTTAGAGTGCGGGTTCTGGCGGATGCTGTTCCTACTTCAACCGAGGCAGTTAAGATGTTAGTGCAGTCCCCGGGAGACTCAGAAAGATCGGACTCCTCTCCACTGAATTATATATTTAATGGACGTATCATAGACTCAGATAAAGGGCGCCCTTCTCCGCACGTTTTTTATCAAAATCCTTGTGATTTAAGTACTGCACCGGTCGCTGCACGCGGCCGCACTGCACAATTCTTAGGTCTCCATACACAATTTATCGTAAAAACTTCTGCGCTCACCATTCCTATGGAAGGCTCTACTGTGTTGGTAAATTTCCAGAAAGGTAACCCATACCAATTCGATTTGCAATTTGCATTCGCTGATGCGCCGGCTATGGATTCCGCAGGCCCGGGCAGTTTAGAAGAAATAACTTCTTGTAATTCAATGTCGGAACTTGACTGGGAAAATTTACCATCGGTTAACTCCTTTGTAGCCCCCACAGCTGGCATTGTAGGGGGACCTTCTACGGTTGCCGATATAAACGCAGCTTATTCGGCTGTCGCTGCAGTCCCTGGCTTTGCGGAGAAAATTGTCCAAGTGGCAAACAATGTAGGTATTCCAGATCCTGGCTGGTTAGCTAACTTGATTAACTTTGAGAGCGGATTCGACGAGACCAAACAAAACGAGCGCGGCAGTGATTGTTGGGGACTTATTCAATTTTGCCGCACCTCCGGCGCCGAAGAGGTGGGAGTTATTTGGAAAGCCGGCGAAAGACCGCCCGACTATTTTTTAAACAATGGCCCGATTGCACAGATGAAGTATGTGGAGAAGTATTTTCTTAAAGCTAAAGGAAAGTATAAGACGATACAAGATGTATATGCAAGAGTGTTTTTTCCGATTTCTATGAACTACGGAGATGACTTCAACATTTATGATTGGTATGTTAAAAATAAGCCGGATTTTGCAAATACATACCGACGTCAAAATCCAGGGATCATTTACAAAGGTGACTATACGACGTTAGCGAACAGGAATGCAAAACTTCCTACTGTGTTGCCATCAACAACAACCTAAAGTATAACTAAACACGTATGCAGAACTTTTTAGACAACTATTTATATAACAATTACATTGAGATACCTTAAGAGGCGAAATGGCTGAATCACCAATATACGACAAAGAATTGCAGAGCGAAAATGTTGCCAAGCAAAACCCTACCGTAAATGAATTAACTGCTCTAGGTATTGTAGTCAACACCGTAAAAGCCGGCCAAGGTATTCTTTCACAAGGAGTACCGCGGTCAAAAATATGGTATAACAGACAGAAGTCTGATTATATTGTAGGTGATATGGCGCAAGCGCCAATCATATTATATCAAGACCGTCCAATCGACTCAAGTTCTGGTTACGGAGGAAAAGGCAGCAATAAATCACAAACTATTGATATTGTTGTTGGTCGTATGTCATCAGCGAGAGATGGTGCTGGCCCAGCCGCTAGCTTGACTATCGATGATAAAGATGCTGCTGGTCTTGAATATGGATATACTGTGGGTGATCCTGTAGCAGTGGTGGAAAATTCCTTTGCTGCCGATGCAGCACGAATATATATTAGTCGAATGACGGACGTTGATAAAAACTTTGGTTTGGCAGAAGGCATGATAGGCAAAAAAGATGGCCGCTCCACTGTTGCTATAAAAGCTGACGGCGTAAGAATTATCGGCCGTGAAGGTGTCAAAATTGTATCAGGTCGCTCTCACGCGTTCAGCGGTATTGGGATGAGCGGCGAATTATTATCCACCGGCGGAAAAATAAAGCAGCCTGCACCACCTATCGAATTAATAGCTGGCAATGACGACAAATACCTACAAGGTGTGGCCAAAGGTGAGAGCACTCTGAAAGCTATAAGACAATTAGGGGAACAGATTGAAGAATTATATTCCGCAGTATTTGCGATGGCGTTATCACAACTGGTGTATGATGCAGCAATGGGAATAAGTATTTTTGAGCCTTGGCGCCCAGCCGCTTTTCCGGCGGTTGCTTTTTCGTTTATAACAAAAATCATTTTGGTAATTTGGATCTCAAGAGCAAGCAAGAAAGTTTTTGATTTAAACTATTTACAGCCATTTGGCGGCTTATCAATCGTAAGCAAAAACGTCTTTACAAACTAGCAGGTTAAAAAGTTATGGCAGACTCACCATATTTAAAATTTCAGGATACTGACGGCGATGGATTACAGGAAGAATGTAAAGATGTTGTTCCAGTTTCTCATCCTAATAAATGTCCCGAATGTGTTCCTAATCCAACATATGTTGGTCCAAACTGGCTAAATCAAACTGAAGATGATCCCTGGTTTGACGAGAAAAATTGTAAATACAAAGTAACCATTAAAACAAGTTACGATAAGGTTACACCTAGCGCTGACGCGACAGGCGCCGACGCCGCAGCGTTTATGGCAGAAATGAGTTTAGAGTATGCAGAAACTGCAATTGATGCAATCCTCTTGTCCTATGAAAAGGAAAATACACCTGAAATTAGGGAAAACTTAATTCAGCATATGACCTTAGAAAAATTTGATCTCGACCCCCGGGCCTTTTCTAGAGTTAAATTATTATACTCTATAAATTATGATTATATAGCACCTCTAGATAGCGCTGATGAATCAGACGATGAAGAAGATTCAAGTAGTACGCAAGAAGATGACATAACAGTCAAATACAACGCTCGCTCTTTAAAATCTAAGACCATTAAGGCTGGAAAGATATTTAGGTATTATTCTAGGTTATACCGTGTGTACTCTTATGTACACAAGAATTCCTTAGTGTTTGAAAATGGTAAATTATATTCAGTAAAACAATTAGACAGATATGGAATTAACAGATCTCAGGCCCAGGGCGGCGGTGGCGCTATGGTTAACATGTTCCACCAATTAGATAACTGGCTAAATTCTAAAGGATATAATATATTAGAGGGCTTTGACTGGGCTGAAATGGTTGCTACAAAAAATGTTAAAGATATCGAACTTGTATTTTCTGGAAACAGAAAACTTAAAGAGGTTAGAGTCTGGACACACAAATGCAGAAACAAGCCAAAAGTATACAAAGGTAAACAATTAAAGAGTTTGAACAATAGATCTGGCTGGAAAGATAGAACAGCTTGCAATTATTTTATGAATTTAGAAAACTTGATCCAAGCTGCTTCTGCAAGGGCTGAACGACCCTGGGTCGAAGTAATGGAAGAAGTTACCTACCCTAAACTTAAAACAGTTAAAAACTATGGTAAGGAAGAGAGCACTGATTCTGTCAATCAGGACAGTACCCTATCAAGTTGTGTGGCTGATAGCCTCAAGGGCGAATTTAAAGAATTAGGGCAAGATATTTTAGATGATGTTATGAGTATAGGTGATGCATTAGCATCAATGTTTCACGAGTCCGTCTGTAAACTATCAATGGGTGAAAAACTTGATGAAGATTTCATAAAAGGCCTAGCATATAACCCGAATTATTTCCCCCCAGGCGGTACACAGATAGTTGATGCGACAACAAAAGAACAAAAAGAAGCTGAGAAAACTATCGGTAATATGGCGATTGAACAAGCCTTTGCTAATATTGAAGCGGATGAACAATTATTTACTACAATTTGCACTAGAGTATTGGGTTCCGCCGTCGGCCGCACTAACAAAGGCTGGCCAGCTTTTACTGGTTTTAGTCCGACGAATGCTGGGTCAGCCCAAGCCTTCTTAGATGACGTTTATAAGCACGGTTTTGATAGAATGAAGATATGTGGTTTATTCGACTTTCTATTAGAAGCAATAAGATGTTTATTAGGTGGCCTTACTTTAGAAGAAGCATTGGCCCGGGCCATAAAATCAGCATTAAAAGCAATGTCTATAGAGGATTTTGGGAAACTTTTTGTCGGTCTACCACCTGAAAAGCAAGCTGAATTAGATGCTCTTGTCAAAAAGAAATTAAATGAGGGAGATATCTTCCAAGATGGCTCGCAAGGCCAACAATTAAGTGATGCTATTGATGGCAAAAAGCCAGTCGGTCGCCCTTGGGATAGCTCTGAACTTATTGATCGAGAAAGAGAAAAACGTTCGAACAGACCAGATGCACCATACGAGGGTATGAGTTCAAAACAGCTACAAGAATATAACCCTTCGAATAAAAGAACCTTAGCACAACAGTTTGATGTTAACCAGATACAACAAAATGCGTCTAATGAATTAAGTCCAGACGTTATTATGGAAGCATATGCATTAGCATTAATAGAGGTGTGGGGCGATAACTTATTGGGCTTAGTAGATAAGTTGAATGATTTTCCTGGAGCCCCCATCATTGCCAAGATTTTCGCAACATTAGATTGTCCACGTCCACCGCTATTTGACCCAAACTTTTTAGACTTTATAAACAGCATAGAAATACCAATTTGTAAGTTTCCGAACGAGTTAGTGTTGCCAAAGCTTATAAACCCGTTTGGTTGGTTACCAGCCTTAGAAGATATTGCAAAATTAGTCTTTATGCTTATTGTATGGGCCATTCAGACTATTCTCATGATGGTTATTATGAGAATAATAATGAAACTTTGTGAACTTATTGGTGATGCAATCTGTAAAGCGCTTGAGATTCTAGGTAAGGCGGCAGCAAGCCTTGTGACCGGCGGTGCCAGCCTGTCAGATATCATTAAAGAATCAATCTGCGGCCCTGAAGCCAGCCCCCAACAGGTACAAGACACACTAACAGAGATGATGGAAAAACTCGGTACCGGTGGTGCAGCCTTATCCAACAAAGAAGATGTGGAAAACTTTTTTAGCGATGTGTCAAACTCTGTTACTCGCGAGGAATTATTCAATAGTCTCTTGGGTGATACTTCCTCTGCGATGGGCAATGTGGTAGATAATCTATTAGAGTACGAATACCCTCAGTTTAGAGATGGATTACCAGATGCCGCTTCTGTAGCAGACTTTTTTGGTAATATGGGTAACTTATTGCCTGCCGCAGTGAAAGATCAAATGAAACAGTTATTAAAAGACTTACCGGATGATGATGAACTGCCTGCAAATCCGAGCTTATGCTTGAATGAAGATGATGTAAAAGAATTCCAAGATCTCCGCTGTGCTATGTTAGAAGGCCGAGCCACATCGGAACAATGTAGAGCTATGTTTGATAGTAGAAAATTAGATCTACTCGATGATTTAGAATCTCTCTCAGACGTACTGCAAAACCCTCAAGAGGTATTAATGGATGCATTGCCTCCTATTGTTAGCGATCCAGGTTGCGACAACGGACTCATACCATTTGAATCAGATGAGATGCTTCAAGCGGCAAGCGTTGCAATGGGTGGCAACTTTAAACAACTTAAAATAGACTTTACAAAAGATATGATTGGTCCCTTAAGCAACGGGCTGTTTATGGGCCGCAAAGATTCAAAATGGGGCATGATGAATATGATTATGTCGGACACAATGGGTAACCCACTTTCTGTTCATTGGAATAAAGCTCAAAATAGAAATTACACTGATTTTGTCACAAAAGAGCCAGAATCCTTGGAAGCCGGCGTGTTTGGGGCCCTATATCCTGCAGGCTGGTCAGGCCCTCAGCGAGGACAATTCCCAACAGAAGTTGCAACTCACCTCAAAGAAGAAATGACATCACTGTCGCTAACATATTCATCAAATAACAATTATAAAGAAGATAAAAAGTTTAAAAGGTCATTTGAAAAATTAGGATGGACATCGACGTTCGGCAATCCTGACTTTAGTATTATTAGTGTGCCCGACTTTGGTTATAATTCTAAATACGTCGCAAATTATGAAAGTGAAATGTTGGAAATAACAAGGTATGGAAGAAAAAAGGATCCAGATATACAGTTAGATTTCAGAGATAATAATACAGGCGTGGACTCTAAAATTGCCGCCGGCGAAACAAAACCCTGGTCATATGGGTTTAGGATCAATGTATTCAATTCAGATATGGAAGATAACTCCAACATAGGCACAAGAGCAGAACCGAAAGATGTAACCCGAGTTTCAATATTCCACAAATTTAATACTGCAGGTAAACTGCAGGAGATGGATTTACAGTCTTTATCTGAAGCAGATTATGAAAGACTAATGAAAACTAAAACAGGCCGCGTTCTTAGCGATAGATTTGTTGAATTTATTTCGGTAGAAAACACGCTAGAATCAATTGCGCCAAACCAATATCCAGCATTTAGAAACTGCTTCGCGAATGAATCTAGATATACTCCTCAGATAGTACTTCTGAAAGAAATGATCGATGAAGATAGTCCCACTGGCCCGGGCCTAGATACTCTTAAGGGAACTTATAATACTTTTATGAATGCTATGTATCAAGGTGTTACAAGCGAGATTGCGTCTAATGAAAATGCATTCTCTTACGGCGCCGTTAATGACACTTTAAACGCCTCAGATATGGATTATGGAGTTGAGAGAGGTGGGAGTTTTGTGTTATATGAGGATGCGAAGAACGATGACGGCGATGATCTGTCTAACGATGATATGGAATTAGGATTAAGTAGAGATGCATATAATAACAAAAGTGAACCCAAGAAAATTCGTGTGCATTATCTCTCTCCCACCAAATATGGAGGCACCTATACAAACCCACCAGTATATGTGAAGCCGGTTACCCAAGAAGGGTGGATGGGTTTCTTGAGCGTACTATTTCCAGAATACACAGTTTGTAAACCTAGAAAAAGCGAATTGATTGATTTCAAATCTATCCGTGATGAGGTAGACGAAGCATACAATCAAATTCCTCTTGATCCAAGACTAAAAGAGGATAAAGATTGTGTTATCGAGAGGCCATACAACCGCATCCTAAATCGTCCAGCTATAGCAACCATACAAGGAATTATAAAATCATCCTGCCGTATATTTGCATCGACACACATGATTAAATCTTTAGCTTCATTTACAACATTCTATCCAGATTTTGATAATGTTTATGGTGGCATATATGCATCATACATCGTAGAGCATATGGAAAAAAGCTTTAGAGATGCTCAAGGTCCGTTTTGGGAATTTTTCAATCCATTTAGTGATGATGAGTTTTGGTATTCATTTTTAGAACAAGTAGTACAAACATATGGCAGACTGGTAGATTCTGGAGAAATTAATCCTCCCGAACATATTATAGATATGTTGATAGAACTTAACGATGTTCAAGAAGGGTATAAATACCCCTTTAAGAAAGAATTAAAAATTGCACACTCGGTGGGCGAAACTGATTTGCCTGTAAGGCCTAAATTTATGCAATCCTTTAGTTTAAAGAAATACAGAAGTCAAAAGAACCTTGAGATTGTTCAATCATCCGAAGAGTTGGCTAAAATGATTTTACGCGAAATGGTTATCGGCGAACTAAACATTGTTGGTAAAAAGATGGTAGATAATATCGAGTCTCTGGATCTTAAGCCAAAATATACAGATGCTAGGAAATATTTTATCACAAACTACACAAATGGTGGAATTGATTTAGATTTGCATAAAGAATTAAAAGAAGAAGTGATCGGACTCCCAACAGAAGGATCGGGATACACTACCGGCGGTGAATTTAGTGTGCTATCAACCGGTGAACCATATACTGGTTACTATCATATACACTATGATGAAGATGAAGAAATGATTTATATGGAGGGTGAATACCACACTGAAGAGGCACACGAAACAATTATACCTTTGCTGAGTAGAACTGGGTTGCCATTTGGAGATTTCCAAGAATTTACTAGCGAAACATCGTATGTTGATGATCCTGCGCGCCCTTTCTTGATTGAAAAATATATGGCAATCAATGGAGTCAAGATGAATACTTCGACAGCAATATCTATGGTAGCTTCAGGTGGGCCCGAGAAAAACATATCCGACATTTATCCGGGTGATATGAGACTAGTATACCCCCCAACACCAGAGGGTGAATCCGATCAGGATGCAGAACCAGTTGGCGTTTCGGGTAATTTAGGAGTAACATATGGCTTACAGATTAGTTTAATTGTTGGAGGCCAAAAAGTAAAAATAGCAGAAACCGAAATCAGTGCGTTAGATACAAAGTGTACTGAACTAGCTCCATTACAAGGGAGCACAAAATTGCTTTACTGTCTCCTTGTAAACTTAATGGATGAAGACAAGTTTAAGCTTTTAACAGACTATGTGTTTCCGATAAAAAATGTTATTTCGACAATCGCTATCTACAATGATATGGGCTTTTTACCATCAATTGGAGAGAAGACGGTGGCTGATGGCAATTCATATGCCTCTGCATTTTCTATAATTGAACCAACCTTTGATGATAAGCCTGGAGTGAAAATTTCAGCAAGAACAGTCACAGAGTCTGCCGGCATATTAACTACAAATTATTCATATAGCGGAAAAGAAGGCTGGACAAGTTATAAGGATCGACAACCAAATTGGTTTGAATCAATATTGTTCAACCATTGGGATAATTGGGATAAAGAATTGCTTAGAAATACCAAGTCAAGAATTAAAAAGATTTTTAGAAAAGCATATAATGATCGCGACTTTGACCTCACCGGAGGTTCATCTGATGGAACAGATGCAGCTTCACAAGCCGTTAAAGACGCCATGTCACAATTAATGCCCAGCCCGGGCGCAATGTTTTTACCGTGGTGGAAAAAAGGCAAACTTCGTCCAAATCCATTTGATAAAAATGGCAACCTCTGTTCACCTGTCGGAAAGGATTAGACATTTTAAGTTAAAAATGACCAAAAATGACTAATCCTTATAATTATTAGTGGAGTTTTAAATGTCTTCTTTTGGAGTAAAATTACCGTTAACGAGAGATTCTGCGGATGGGTTCACTGTATTAAAAACAATAAAACACACATTGAGTCAAAATCTTAAAATGTTAATTCTAACGAATCCAGGCGAAAAAGTTATGGATGTGAACTATGGCGTTGGGATTAATTCGTATTTATTTTCAAGCCAACCACATCAACTTAAATCAGAAATAGAAGCAAAGATTAAAGAACAAGTCAAAACTTATATGCCAGTAATCACGATACTAGAAATTGATTTTAAAGAACAATTAGAAAGAAATACTCTAGCAATGTCCATAATATATAGAATTCCAGATCTTAACACAAAAGATATCCTAACTTTTGCACTATAAGGGGCCATAGAAATTGTCCAGAGACGATAAAAAATTTATACCAATAAGATATACCCATAGAGAATTTGGGTCGATCAGAGAAGATCTGCTTGAAATGGCAGAAAGGTTTTACCCCAATAATTTTCAAGATTTTAGTGACTCTTCATTCGGCGCCATGATGATAGATGCAGCGGCATATGTCGGCGATCAATTATCGTTGTATTTGGATTATAGTGTAAATGAATCGTTTTTAGATACATCCTTCCAGCGAACAAATATTTTACGTCACGGACGTGCGCTCGGCTATAAAGAACAAGGCCGGCCCTCCACCTATGGAACTGTGGCACTATATGTTATGATACCCGCAGAAGCGGTTGGTATTGGACCGGACGCTAGATATATGCCTGTTCTCAAGAAAGGCTCTCGACTTTCATCCCAAACTGGACTCAGTTACATACTCACAGATAATATTGACTTTTCTGATCCAAAAAATCCAATAGTAGTTGCACGAGTTGATAACGCAACCGGTGCACCGTCCCACTATGCAGTCAAAGCATACGGAAATGTAGTGTCAGGAAGGCTTAACAATGAAGTTATATCTGTGGGCGCATATACAAAATATAGAAGAATACAAATTTCTAACACAAATATTACCGAAATACTCAAAGTAGTAGACACACAAGGTAACGAATACTTTGAGGTTGAATACTTAGCACAAGATGTGGTATTTAAAGAAATACCCAACAATAATTACAAAAACGATAATGTACCTTCTGTAATTAAACCGATGGTGGTTACAAATAAGTTTGTAGTTGACCGCGCCCAAAGAGGAATAACTCTCCAATTTGGCGGCGGTCAAGCAGGCGCCTCAAATGTCGTGGCAACCCCGCAAACAGTTGCGATAGATACCTTCGGAAAATCATATGTTACAGATACTACTTTTGATCCAACAACATTATCAAAAAACAGATCATTGGGAGTTAGTCCGTCTAATACAGAATTGACAATTGTGTACCGGGAGAACAACCCTACTAATTCTAATATTTCTGCTGGTGCACTTAATATCGTATCAAATGCAATTTTAGAGTTTGGAGGTTTGAGACAATTAGATAACACCAAGGTAGCACAAGTTCGGTCTTCAATCGAGGTAAGCAACGAACAGCCAATAACGGGTGACAATTCAAACCCTTCAAAGGGAGAAATTAAGAGAAGAATTTTAGATACATTCCCAACTCAAAATCGAGCTGTCACACAGGCAGACTATGAAAACTTGGCATATAGGATGCATCCAAAGTTTGGCTCCATTAAAAGAGTGAGCGTACAAAAGGATCCATCTTCAGTTAAGAGAAACTTAAATATGTATGTTATTTCTGAGAATGAATTTGGCAAATTGACTAAAACTAACGATACTGTAAAAAAGAATTTAAAAACTTGGCTAAACAGTTATAGAATGATAAACGACACTATTGATATTTTAGATCCTTATGTAATTAATGTGGGTATCGATTTTGTAGTTAAGACAGTAGCAACGGTTGATAAAACAAGAGTAATGGCACAATGTTTGGATGCGATTAAGAACAAATATTCTAATGAGGGATATTTTATTGGAGAACATATGTCGATTAGTGATGTATATGCGGTCTTAAAAGATGTAGATGATGTATTGGACGTTGTAAAAGTAAAATTAAACAATAAATTTGGCGGCAACTATTCCCAAGTTAACTACGATATCAACAAGAATTTATCGCCAGCTGGAGATATGCTCGTATGTCCGAAGAACGCAATATTTGAAATCAAGTTTTTTGAAACCGATGTCAAAGGAAAAATTAGATAATGGCATTTATTAGATACACAGCTTCGGCCGATAACACTATCGTAAACACATATCAATCAAACTTAACGACTCGGGCCACTGGATCCAACACGGGGGAATCAGATATTGTAGAGGTATATTCAATATATGGCCGTCAAACACCAACATCCTCGTTATCTCCAGCTAGCACAGAATTATCACGATTCTTGATGCAGTTTCCAATTGCTACAGTTAGCTCAGATCGCCTAAGCGGAAAACTTCCAGGATCAGGTTCTGTAGATTTTTACCTTAAGTTATATAGTGCCCCGCACTCACGCACCACACCAAAGAATTTTAAGGTAACAGTAGCTGCAGTGTCACAATCTTGGCAAGAAGGGTATGGTCTCGATATGACAAATTACCTGGATCTAGTCAAAAATAATTCAGGCTCAAATTGGATTCAAGCAAAGAAAGGAACAAATTGGAGCACTGTCGGCGGTGATTACTTAAGTGGTTCGGGCAATGACTATCAATATACTTTTAAAAGTGGTTTAGAAGATCTAGAATTAAATATTACCCAATTAGTTGAAAAATGGATAGGTGGTACTCAGGGCAATTACGGAATTGGAGTAAGATTGTCGCAAAGTTACGAGTCTTATTTTTCTGCTTCAAACGACGGGGTTTTAATGAACCCTGCCAGTGGCAGCGTACTTATAAATTTGAGCGGCGCCCAAGAATCATTTTACACCAAAAGATTTTTTGCAAGAGGCACACAATACTTTTTTAGGCGCCCAACATTAGAAGCGCGCTGGGATGACTCAATTAAAGATGATCGCGGCAACTTTTACTTTAGTAGCTCGCGCGCCCCAGCGGCAGATAACTTGAATACGATTTATTTTTATAATTACGTAAGAGGTAAGTTAACTAACCTACCCAGAGTTGGTACGGGCGAAATACTAGTAAGTCTGTATTCGGGCTCCGCATTAGACACCCGGCCATCCGGCTCGAAGTTAACGCTATACGACAACAACACTAATATAACAGGAGGATAT